TCGCGCTTCAGCCTCGTCGAGCTGACCGAAATGGGTGCCAAGCTCGCGCAGGCCGGTGTCTCGGTCTCGGGCATGAAAGATGCGCTGCGAGCGGTGTCGACGCTGGCCGCGGCCTCGGGCTCGACGACGGCTGAGGCGGTCGACCTCGTCACCGCCACGCTCGGTTCATTCCAGCTGCAGGGCAAGGAGACGGCGCGCGTTGCCGACCTCATGACCACGGCCCTGAACCGTACGCGCTTGACCGTGCAGCAGGCCGCGCTCGCGATCCAGTATGTCGGTGCGACTGCCTACGAACAGAACATCTCGCTTGAACAGATGATGTCGACCGCCGCGGCGCTGTCGCAGGCCGGTATCCGCTCGGGTTCGACGATCGGCACCGGCTTCCGCCAGTTCCTTGTCGATCTTCAGGCACCGACCGAGAAGCTGCAGGCTCAGTTCAAGAGCCTCGGCATCACGATGGCTGACGTAGACGTCAAGACGCGGGGCCTGCCGGCCGTGCTCGAGACGCTACACGACAAGGGCTTCGGCTCGGCGCAGGCCTACGATTCGATGGAGAAGCGCGCCGCCGCTTTCTATCTCGTTGCCAAGAACAACCTGCCGCTGATGAACGAGCTGCAGATTGCGTTCGCCGATCAGGGTGCAGCCGCGCGGGCGCAGGAGCGCGCGATGGGATCGCTTGCCGCGCAGTGGCAGCGCTTCAAGAATGTCATTGGTGAGAGCTTCGCGGAGCAGGCAAGCGGCATTCTTCTCGTCTTCAAAAACCTTCTCAATGAGATCAGCGGCGCGCTTGAACAGACGCGCAAGATGGCGGCAGAGGGAAAGAACCCGAGCGGTCCCGTTGCAGCGCGGCTCGCGTCTTTCGAAGAATGGGCACACCCGGCGGTCGCGGATAGCCTCGAATACTTCGCCAACGCTTTTTTGAGTCCGTGGAAATACGGGTCGGCGAAAGATCACGGCATCGGCACCTGGCTGCGTAACCTCGGCCGCGACACCAACGATGCCACGGGTCAGATGACCCAGCTCGAAGCGGCCATGAACCGCGCCAACCAGAAGACGGCCGAGCAGCGTGACACGGTGAGCGCGCTTGATAAGGAGATCCAGCGGCTCGTCACCCAGAAAGAGTCGCTGCGCGGTAAGGAACAGCTGGTCACCGCCGAGACGGTGAACCTGATGTCTCGCTTTTCAGGACTGTCGGCGAACATTCAGGGCGCGACTGGAGACATTGAGGGGCTGATCGGTGCCCTCGAGCGGCTCAAGGTCAAAGAGAGCCAGACGCTCATCGACAACATCAACGCCGAGATCGGCACCGTGCAAAGCCGTCGGCTCGACGCGCAAGCCAGTCGCGACGCCGCGGTGCGGCAGATTCGCAGCACCGGCGCGCTGATGAATGCCCTCGGCCCACGCGGGCGGATGGCGCTCGACCAGCTCGGCGGCGCGAACGGTCGGGTGGCCGCGGACGCACTGCTGAGGATTGCCGAGCAGCTGCAGAAGACGAACGCCCAATGGGCGAGACTGGTCACGTCAGCCGCGGCCAACCAGCAGAGCATCTTCAGCCTGCAGGGACAGCAGGGCATCCTCCGCAGCGAAGCTGGACAGCTCGCCGCGGCGAACACGCCGTTCGGCCAGATGGTGGTGCACAACATCACCGACATCAACGGCCAGCTTGACCGGCTGCGCTCGTCGGAAGGTCCGGACCGCAAGCGGCTAACCGACTGGCTCAACAAATGGCTCCCCGAGACAGAGAAGGGGATCAACAAGAAGCTCAGTTCGAAGACGCTGACGCAAGAGGAACGCAATTTCCTGCTTGCTGGCCTGCGCGACGTTGCGACTGCTCGCTCGCAAATGAACGACATCCTGCGGCCGTCGAAGGCCGAGGAGCGCGACGCGGACAGGCAGGCGCAGATGCTCAGCTTTGGCTCGCCGGTCCGCGGCACGCCGCGCATCACGAGCGGCATCGGACATCGCGCGAGCCCCGGCGGGATTGGGTCGACCAACCATCAAGGGATCGACATCGCCGGCAACCCTGGCGACCCGGTCTATGCTGCAGCCGACGGCGTGGTGACCGAGAAGACAGGCTGGAACGGTGGCTATGGACTGATGATCGAGATCGATCACGGTCTCGGCACCACGACCCGTTATGCCCACTTGAGTGTTATCGACGTCGTCGCAGGTCAGCAGGTAGCCAAAGGAGAAAAGATCGGTCGCATCGGCATGACCGGCAACGCTACCGGGCCACACCTTCACTTCGAACGCCGGCTCGGCAAGAAGATCGACCGCAATCCGCTGAGCAGACAGGCGCCGGGGAGCACCGCGGACATCTCCGATCGGGCTCAGCGTCTACAGGAGAAGGAAGAAAACCGCGCTGAGCGCGAAGCTTCAGCGCGCGAGCGGTTCGCGATGGGGACCGCTGAACGTACGCTCGCCAACGCCCTCAAGCAAATGCGCTTCGCGACAACTGACGAGCTGTTCGCGAGCGGTGAGGCTCAGGTCAAGAGCAGCCTTGATGCTTGGGCCGACCAGCTTCGCAAAACCACCGAGGCCGATCTCGATCGCACTAATGCCACCGAGGCCGAGCGCAAGGATCGCATGCGTGAGGTTGAGGAGCGCATTCAGCAGAAGCGTGAGGAGGTCGAGAGTCAGGTCTTCGATTATTTCCTCAAGAGCATCGACAAGGCGTTCGAGACGATCGAGCTCCGCACCAAGAAGATGCTCGAGCCTTATGAACTCGGCGTCGCCCTTGCGCAGGGCCGTGTACAAGGACTTAGCGCACAATCGCTGCAGGGCCGCGTGCCTGATTACGTGCAGCAGACGGCTGAGCGACAGGCCGGGTTTGCGCAGGAGAATCTCGATCAGGCGCGGTCAGTCGCGCTTGATCTGGAGATCACGCAGAAGTACGCCGCAATCCAGCGCCTGACGCAGGAACTCAGCGCCAAGGCTGGGACCGCGAGTCAAGCCGAGGTTGATGAGGCGAACAAGAAGCTCACCGAGCTCAATGTCCAGGTCGCCACTCTCGTTGCGCAGAAGGCTCAGCTCGATGAGGCGCTGAACGTCGGTAGCCTCTTGCCGCAGGGCTTCAACGCCAACCTGCAGATGGCGATCGAGAACTATCGTGAGGTCCATCGCCTGACCGCGTCGTGGTCGGAGATGATCGCGATGAACCTCACTGATGCGATCGGCACCGCCCATCAGTCTTTGGAGCAGTTCCTGACGGATGCGACGTCGGGGACGATGACTGTTCAGGATGCCTTCCGCAATATGGTGCTGAACGTCATTAAGTACTTGCAGCAACTGCTGGTGAAGATGATCGCCGTGAAGTTGATGCAGCTCGCGCTGTCAGCGTTCGGTGGCAGTTTCAAGGCCCCACAGACGAGCGGTTTTAGCGTCGGTGTCAGTACAACGAATACAGCGCCGCTCACCCCGACGTCGACGCTGCTCCACGGCGGTCGCGTCAAGGCTCTCACTGGCCGCTATATCCGGCACGGTGTCCCCAATCGCGATAGTGTCGACGCGCGCATTGCCAACGGAGAATATGTCGTTCGCAAGAGCGCGGTCGACAGTGTCGGCGTCGACTTCATGGACAAGCTCAACGAGCGCGGTTCCGATGCCGTACGCTCGATGGGCGCCAAGGTCGTCGTCCCGCCACCGGCGCGGCAGGAAATGAACGTCTATGTGGTGGCTCCGGAGCAGCAGCCGCAGATGGGCCCGAACGACGTGCTCGTGACGATTGCCAACGACATCTACAACGGCGGCCCGACCAAGCAGCTCATCCGCCAAGTCAGTCAGGGAGGTTAAGGTGGCGGCTTGGGATTTCTGCCCGAAATACATGGTGCCGCGGACCAAGCCTCCGCAGGCCAGCCCCGTCATGACAATGAACGGCTGGCCGTTCTCGTCACGTCCCAAGGTGCCCTATCAGAAGACGTTCGTCGTCAAGCTGCAGGGGATGTATTGGTATCTCAAGGATACGGGGCTCTACGACGCGGATACCGACCCGCGCTACAACGCGCGCCGGCTCGAGCTCTTCTATGAGGAGCACGGCACCTGGAAGTCGTTCCAGTTTCCCCACCCGCACTACGGGTGGCTGGAGTGCCGCTTCGCACAACCGGTCGAGGTGCCCGAGGCCGTCGTCAATTCCAACGGCCTGATCGAGGCGTTCGATGTCACTCTTGTGGAGCATTCCCCAGCATGGCGAGTCTGAGCAAGGTCGGGCGCCGGTTCGAGGTGCCGTTCACCATCATCGAAGGCGGCAGCGGCGTCATCCGCGGCGTGATGTCCGAGGCCGATCAGAAGCAGATCCCGGTCTACGCCTTCGTGAACCCGAGGCATGTCCTGCGGACGCCGCTCAAGACGGCGCTCCGGACGGGCATGGTTGTGCGCTCGCAGTCGGGCGCTGTGTTCATCGTCGGCGAGAACGGTCCCAGCGAACAGCCCGAAGGCACCATTTGGATGAGCTGGCGCCTGTTTGACGCGACCCAGCAGGTTCACTGGACCCGGCGGAGGAAGACGATCGATCCGGTGACGCGCCTCGAGCGCGACGAAGGGTTCGATGATCTCGGCCTGATCTGGGCCGCGATTGAACCGCTCGACCGCGAAGTCTCGGATTTCCGCATGAGCGCGAGTTTCGAGCAGGCGCGCATCATCACCGGCCAGCCGATCAAGCATGACGACCTCATCGACGAGCGCAAGGTCACTCGCTCGGAGCGTGCGCTCGGAGTGACGATCGGGGTGCTGACATAACGGTGGATTGCGGTTGCCGCGCTTTGCCGTGAAGTGGCGGGGCCGGGCTCTCAAAGGGTGAACTGCAAGTTTCGATCACCCTCCGAGGAGCCCACAGACTATGTCCGGCGCAAAACAGAACGCTTTCATGCTCTCGAGCGCGACGCTCATGCTCGCGAAGTTCGGCGAAACGCCGGTTTTCGATCTGACTCCGGCCGACCACTCGGTCGGTCTCGCGAAGGAAATCGCGGTCGTGGTCGACAGCTCGAATATCGACCTCACCGCCGGCATCGCGCAGGCCCTCGTCGACTCCAAGAAGACGAACGTCCAGACGTCGATTACCGGCACGGTGCAGGAATATTCGGCCGAGAACTTCCTGCGTGCACAGGGCTTCGCGACCGCGGCTCGTCAGCCGCTGCGCGGCAAGCTCAAGACCGCCGCTGCGGGCGGCGCGGTGTCGCTGACGATCGTCGACAATCCGATCCCGGGTGATGCTGCCAGCACCATCCCGGCCGCCGCGGGGTCGATCAAGACGGGGGACACGATCCTCATTCAGCACCCGACCATCCCCGAGCTTGTCTACCCGACCCGCGCGTCGGCGGATTCGACCTTCGCGTCGGGAGATCACACGGTGGCGATCGCCAGCGAGTTCGCAACGCCGGCCGACATGGACTTCCCGGTGGACTCGATCGTCTGGATCGTGACCGAGATGGAAGCCGGTTCGACCGATCAGGGTGACCTGTTCTCGGCCAAGATCGTCGGCACGCTGGCGAACTTCAATCGCCCCGTCGTCTATCTCGCCCCCAAGGTCCAGATCACGAAGGGCTTCAACCTGTCCTTCACCGAGACCGAGTACGGCGGCATGCCGTGGGAGATGCGCGGCTTGCTGCTCTCCGCATCGGAAGCGACCGGCCGCCTCGCCGAGATCGGCACCCGCGCCGCGGGCCGGTTGTACGCCGCCTAACGGGCCACTCAGTTGGGAACGGGAGAGGGAGCTTCGGCTTCCTCTTTTCGTATAACCCACAGCCAACCCTGTTCCACCACTGCGGGCCACCCATACACCTGCCGTCGTGACCGCCATTCCAGCCGATCATATCCACGATGCACACAAGCTCGAGGCCGATGCCGAAATCGACCTGTTCGAGCTCACACCCAATGACGGCAGCGGCACCATCCGTTTCAAGAACGACAACCCCGCCGAGTGGCAGGGCAACCTCTATGAGGGCATTCCGCTCGTGTTCACCGGCTTCAAGAAATCGGTCGACGGCAGCGCGCTCTCCCCGAAGCTCACGATCGGGGACGGGAGTCTCGATCTCTCTCCGTTCAAGCCCTACGCCTACGACGGCTACCTCGACGACGGTATCGTCAAGCACATGGTCGTGCTTCTCGACAACCTCCTCAACGACCGCAACGTCAAGACCGTGCAGATGTACCGCATCAAGCGCGTGCCGCTGTACCACCGGCTTTCGATCGAGCTCCAGCTCGCAACGGCTTCGGATGCCCTCGGGTTTACCGTCCCCTATCGGCAGTATTATCCGCCGGCATTCCCCGCGGTGCAGCAATGAGCCTCGCCTACGAGCAGCTGGTCGGCAGGACGTTCGTCTTCGGCGTGCGTGACTGCTTCGCGATCGTTCGCGATTTTTACCGCGACAATTTTGCGATCGAGATCACCAACTACGCCCGGCCGACCGACTGGGAACCCGAGAACCAGGATCTGATCCGCAGCCTGTACGAGCGTGAGGGCTTCCGGATGATCACCGACTGGAAGGTCGGTGACCTCCGTCCCGGCGATGTGCTGGCGTTGGCGATCAGCGAGGGCAACCCGTGTCACCTCGCCGTGTACGTCGGCGACAACATGCTCATCCATCACCTCGACGGGCGAATGAGCGCTGCCGAGACCTATCGCGATTTCTGGCGCAACTCGACGTGCTTCGTGTTGCGCCACACCGCCGTTCCGGACCTTCGTCCGGTCTATCCCAACGCCGATTTGAGGAACCTGCTTCGTGACCGATACGATGCTGTCAAATCTGCCGCCTGACGCGCTCTCCCCCGGCGCCGGCGAAACCTGCGGTCTCATCCTCGAGGATGGAGCGTTCGTGACCGTCGACAATATCCACCCCGAGCCGGTCAAGGGTTTTGTCATGGACCCCAAGGGCCTGCTCCAGCATGTCGAGCAGGCTGTCGCCACCTGGCACACCCACCCCGGTCGAGATCCAAATCTCTCTCAGGAAGATATGGCCGGCTTCCGCCAGTGGCCGCGGCTGACGCACCACATCTTCGGCATTCGTGACGGG